GTCAGCGCATACAGGCCACAAGATTGAGCCGCAGGATGTGGGCGTGATGATGGCGCTTCTCAAAATGGCGAGGGCGAAGAGCAATCCGTATCACGAGGATAATTATGTCGATGGCGCCGGGTATATGGCATGCGCGGCGGAATGTGTGCATGTAGATGGGTGATGTTCTTGATTTTGAGCGCGGGTCTTTTGTGCGGTTCTTTAGGGATTACGTTGATTGCGGCTGGTGTGAGCAGCCGACAAGGGGGCGGGTGTACGAGGAGAGCCAGAAGATAGTGTGCAGTGTCTGCAATGGGGTGCTGCTGGAGATAGACGATGAACCGATGTTGATGCTAACACTTGAGGAGGACGACTTCGATGGTAGCGCATAAACTGCCGGAGGAGATGTTTCAGGCGTTCTTGGAGCGCGTGGCATCTGGTGAGGCTGTGACGCATGTGTGCCGTGATCCGAAGATGCCAAGCTGGGGTAGCATCAGCAACAAGATAGCGTCTGATCCGGCGTTTGAGGCGTCTTACAGGCTGGCTCTGGAGTTCAGGGGTATGGTACTAGCTGACGAGCTTGATGACATCAAGCGTGAGGCTAGGACGGGGATGATTGATCCGCAGAGCGGAAGGCTAGCGGCTGACATCCTGAAGTGGCAAGCGGCGAGAATGACGCCGAAGGTGTACGGCGACAGAGCGCATATGACGGTTGAGACGAAGGGCGGAGGCTTCATTGAGGAGCTGAAGCGTGTCGAGGATGCGGTGAAGGCGAAAGCAGAACAAGTGCTGTTGGAGAACAGAGACACACAACCTGACACACTACGCGCGCGCGATGACGTTGTTAACCAAGATCAGGTTAACAACGATGTCTCAGGGGCGACATAATTATGATAATATATTGTTCCACGGCTAAGTCATTGATTTCGTTGCATCCAGAAAACGCATAATGAACGTTATGCGACAAAACGTGAAACATTGCCGTGAAACATTGACCCCCTCCCTCAAATCACACGGGCGGGGCGCGAATAAAAATATACCCCCCTCTCGAAATCCCTGACCCACGGACCCGCACATGACCCAATCCCCCCTATCCGCCGACACCATCGCCGTCCTGCGTGACGACCCCGCCCTCTTCGTTGAGACGGTCCTGCAAGCCAAGCCCCAGCGCTGGCAGAAGAAGGCGTTGGACGCGATTGCGGCGCATGATCGCGTGGCGGTCAAGAGCGGTCACGGTGTCGGGAAAACGGCATTTGAGTCGTGGATCGTGTTGTGGTGGCTGCTGACCCGCTATCCGACCAAGACGGCTGTGACCGCCAACAGCGCCCACCAGCTAAGTGACGTTTTGTGGACCGAGATCGACCGCTGGGCGCGAAACATGCCGCAGCCGTTCAAGGACTTGCTTGAGTTTAAGGCGGACAAGATATCCCTCAAGGGCGCGTCAGACAGCTTCGCCGTGGCGCGGACGAGCCGCCGGGAGAACCCGGAGGCGCTTGCTGGTTTCCACTCGCCGAACATGATGTTCATCGTTGAGGAGGCGTCTGGTGTGCCAAACGTGATCTTCGAGACTGCGTCTGGCGCGATGTCCACCCCCGGCGCGAAGATTATCATGTGCGGCAACCCCACCCGGTCTGACGGGTATTTTTATGATGCCTTTCACGCCGACCGGGAGCGCTGGCACTGCATCACTGTGTCGTGTGAGGAGGGCGAGTATGTAGACCCGAAATTTATTACTGATATGGCTGATAAATACGGTGAGGCGAGCAACGTCTACCGTGTGCGCGTGTTGGGCGAGTTTCCCACGCAGTCGGATGACGTTTTGGTGCCGCTGCATTTGGTTGAGGAGGCGACCCGGCGGGACGTGGAGGCTGGACCCACCACCCCGGTTGAGTGGGGTCTTGACGTTGCCCGCTATGGCGGCGACAGGTCCGCTCTGGCCAAGCGGCAGGGCAACGTGCTGGTCGAGCCGATCAAGACGTGGCAGGGCAAGGACTTGATGGAGTTGGCGGGGATTGTTCTGGCAGAGTATGACGCCGTGCCGTATCGGATGCGCCCGCAGGCGATCTATGTGGACGCGATTGGTCTGGGCGCTGGCTTGGCGGATCGCTTGCGCGAGTTGGACTTGCCCGCCGTGGCTGTCGCGGTGTCCGAGAGTGCCAGCATGAAGGATCGCTTTAACAAGCTGAGGGACGAGTTGTTCTGGAGCGCCCGCGAGTGGTTTGAGGCGCGTGACTGCCACATGCCGGCGGACGACACGCTGATCTCGGAGATCACCGGCATTCGGTATAAGTATCTCAGCACCGGCAAGCTGAAGGTTGAGAGCAAGGACGAGATGAAGAAGCGCGGCCAGAGATCGCCCGACGTGGCTGACGCCTTTGTGTTGAGCTTCGCCGGCGCAGGGGCGGTTGCTGGAGGCTGGTCAAGAGGTTATAATAGCAATCGCACATTGAACCCCTCAACGAATTGGATAGTTTAGATGGTGGACGCATACGGCTATTACCGGCAGGGGTTGCTCGATGAGGGCGTTGAACTCCCGCAGGTGAGCGGCACTGACTTTCTTCGCGGCGCAAAATACGCGCCTTTTGATTTGCTTGGGGCGCCGGTTGATCTGGCTAATATGGCGCTTTCCCCGCTTGGCCTTGGGAGCGACATGCCGGTTGGCGGCTCTGATTATCTGATTAATAAATACGCTGATCTAGGCGATTTGCTGGGCGTTAACTATGACCGGCCCACCGGCAGCGGTAGTGAGCTTTTAGGGCGCATTGGCGCCGGGGTAATATCGCCCGCAGCGATTATGACCGCCTTGGTAAAAACGCCGGTCAATATGTCGAAGTCTATCAGCGCGTTTCGAGATGCGCGCCAACTGAGAATGGAGGCAGCAGAAGCTGCCTCGCAAGGAAATGCAGCAAAGGCTAATGAGGCTAATGTTGCTGCAAGTGTTCTTGAGGTGGAAGCCGCTCCGTTAACCAGTGTTCTGCAAAGGATAGACGCAGATGGCAAAGTCCCGGAGTTTACCGTCAAAGACGATGGAACCTATCTCACAGTTAGATCAAGCCTTGCTGACCCCGGCGAAGGGGCCGAAACGGTCGCCAGAGCAAGAAAAGATATACCAGCGAGAGATGCGGCGGCTAAGGGCAATGAGCCACTGTCGGCCTCGGAAGTCCGTTTTATCGTCCAAAGCCCCGAACTAAACTCTGCAAGGCAATTTGGCGACAGCATTGCCATCGCGGTAAACGATGCCCCTCTGGATGCGGCCTTGCTAAAGGGTGAAACGGGATTTGCTGGGAGGGAGTCAAGCGTTGCAAAGCAAGCTGCTATTGGGCGGGCATTTAGCTTGGCTGTCGAAGGTAGCCCGGAGTATAAAGCTGCTGTTTTTGAGGCGTATGGGAAAAGATACCCAAATTTGCTTGAAGCGGTTGGCGCCAAAAATTACGATGATCTAGTGCAGAAATCGTATAAGCAGATGGAAGCTGAGACAGAGGCTCAGTTTAACCGTCTCCCCGTCAATACGTTTTACCACCCCGGTGATTTTGAATATGTGACCTCTCAAGGCGGCACTAACTCTATCGCTATGCTTCGGGACATCAATCAGGCCCGCAATCTTAATGTTTTTCGAGGTGGCGACCCGCATGAGTTTTTGAGCCGCATAGACCCACAAACCGGCCTTAGCTCAAACGAGAAATTTCGCGCTGTCCACGATTATGCGGGCCACGGCATTTTGGGCAATAAGTTTGATGCGCTTGGTGAAGAGATGGCGTTTGGTGTGCATTCGCAAATGTATTCTCCCCTCGCTCGCTTTGCTATGGCATCTGAAACAAGGGGTCAGAACAGCTTTGTTAATTACAGCCCGTTGAATGTTGATCTGGAGGCTAATATCGCGGCGAAAACCGATGACCTGAGAGCCGCGAAAACAGACGCTGACAGACAGGTTATTTCTGCTGAAATAGAAGAGTTAAACAACCAAAGGCTTTACGGAGATCAAAAGTCTGTCCTTTTGCCGCCTGAGATGGTTGACCTTTCGTATCAGGGCGGGATGCCTGAGTATATGAGAGGCGTAAACACCCCAAGCCCCGGCACTACGGTTGATGATCTGCCATTCTATCACTTTGGTCGCGCAAACCTGTCAATTCTTGACCCGGCATTTACCGGCACCAGAATGAAAAGATATGCTGCTGACGAGGCTCAGAGCATAGAGAGTTATGACCGTCCGAAAAGAGTGTATACATACGCTGAAACGCCTCCGACTTCTGTGAATGACCCTTCTATGATGGGCAACCCAGCAGCTTATCAGGGCCGTGTTTCGGGGCTTTATGACGTAATGGACGACCCTGCCGGCCTTAGAGGATTGGCAATGCAAAGAAATCAAGGCGTTACTGACAGAAATCTTTTTTACAAAGACCTTGAGTCGTCTATAAAAGACTACGGATACAGTGGTTATGTGGCTCCGTTTGCCGGTCAAAGGGCCGCTCTTTTATACGAGCCTGTGCCAGTCACCCCATACGAAGGATTGTTAAAGTGAGTAAAGCCGATTTGTGTTATTTCCCAACGAACAAAATGTGTTCTTTGGATAAAATTTTAGATGACGAGTATTTTCCTGAGAACAAAAACAATGTTTTTCGGCAAGAGACTGTCACCTATGAATATGTAGATGAGGGCGTCAAAGTCACTCGACACGTCAGGAATTTTAGCGGCGACAGCCATTATGACAGCCGCTCGTCCGAAATAATCGTCACAAAGGACCGCTGGAATGCCCCCAAGCGCACCTAAAGACCCCCGCCTAGCGAAATATGGCGTTAAGGGTTACAATATGCCAAAGCGCACACCCAGCCACCCGACCAAGTCGCATGTGGTTGTGGCGAAGGTGGGCGACACGGTTAAGGTTATTCGCTTTGGCCAGCAGGGCGTAAAGACAAATCAGACGGTTGGGCAGCGCAAGGCGTTTGAGAGCCGTCACCGCAAGAACATAGCCAAGGGCAAGCTGTCTGCGGCGTATTGGGCGTCAAAGGTCAAGTGGAACCCACAAAAGACCAAGTCGCCATCTAAAAAGTGGAAGAAGGGATCGTAAATGCCGGGTAAACACTACGGAAAAGGCAAGGGCGGGAAGAAGAAGTAATGGCGAGGCGCTTCCCCAATGTTCCGAAAGACAAAAAGACGGGCGTTCCGAAGAAGTATCTTGCGGGCGCTAAATCTAAAACACGCAAGGCGGCTGAGATCAAAAAAACTGCTAAAGCGTACAAGGAAGGCAAGAAGATAGACGTGAAGGCCGTCAGCAAATCCAGAGCAAAGCAAGGGAGACGAGGCCGTGCCTAAAGCAAAGCCACTATCCGAGGCAACAAAGAAATCGCTCCGTGCCAAGGCGGAGAAGAGCAAGTTTACATATGGCGAACTTGCTCAGGTATACCGGCGCGGTCAGGGCGCGTACCTTTCAAGCGGATCACGCAACGTGCCAATGGCGGCTTGGAGTATGGGCCGGGTAAACAGCTACATGAGGGGCGACAAGGCTCGCACCGCCGACAAAGACATCTACAAGAAAGCAAGAGGCAAGAAATGATTGTTTGTGATGACTGCCCGTATCGCGGGCGCTGCGAGAATATGGGGCGCTGCATACAGGGCAAGAACGCCCACATTGCGGCGGAGACTATTGTCCCGCCTGTTCTGGACATTAACACCACCAAAGGCCCGGCCAAGACTGTCGCGCCTGAGAAATCCTCAACCCTCAAGAAACTAGCCAAGAAGGTGAAAAAATGATGTACGGTAAAAAGAAAAGGGTCACCCCTCCTATGCCTAAGCCGCGCCGTGGCACAATGAACGAGATGATGGGCAGCGACATGATTATGCGGGCAGCGCCCGTCACTCCGCCGGCCCGCTCCCCGCGCCGCCGCAAGTCCCCCGGCCACAACACCACGTTGGGCAAGTACGCAGAATAGAGGGCATTATGGCCGACAAAATGGAAGACTACCAGCTATCGAGCATTGTGTCCTCTGAGATCGTGGACTCGCTCAATCACTTCGACAGCGAGTACACGCAGGAGCGTCTACGCGCCATCGACTTTTACCTCGGCGAGCCGCTAGGGAACGAGCAGGCTGGAAAGTCGTCCGTTGTGGACACCACTTTCGCGGATACGGTTGAGACCATTATGCCCAACCTTATGCGCGTGTTCACGGCCAACGATCAGTATGTGCGCTTCGCACCGCGCACCGCCGAGGACGTTAAGGGCGCGGAGCAGGCCACAGATATGGCCAACTTCGTCATCAACCACGACAACCCCGGCTACAAGGTTCTGCACACTTGGTTCAAGGACGCGCTGATGTTCCGCCTCGGTGTCGTCAAGTATTTCTGGGACGAGACCGAAGAGGTTAACGAAGAGGAATATAACGGGCTGAACGAGGACGAGCTTGTGATGCTCCTCAACGACCCTGACGTTGACGTTGTCTCGCAGGAGGAGACTGTAACCGAGACGATGCTGGCGGATGACGGCTCGCTCGTGCCTCTGGCCAGCACCTACGACCTCAGCGTGAAGGTGACGCGCCGTTCCGGCAAGATCAAGATCATCAACGTGCCGCCAGAGGAGTTTCTTGTGTCCCGCCGGGCCGAGAGCCTTGAGGACGCGCACTTTGTCGCGCACCGCACCACAATGACTGTGTCTGACCTAGTCGCTATGGGCTACGATCAGGACGAGGTTGAGGCGCATGCAGGCGCTGGCGACCTTGACGTTGACCGCGAGCGCACCTCGCGCTTCCAAGACCTAGAGGCCGCGACAGGCACTGATGCAGCCGATCCCGCTCTCCGCGAGGTGCTGTACTACGAGTGCATCATGAACGTGGACTTTGACGGAGACGGGATTGCCGAGCGCCGCCGCATTTGCGCCATTGGTGACGGCGGATCACACATCCTGCACAACGAGCCTTTCGATCACATCCCGTTTGCGGTTGTGACGCCTATCATGATGCCGCACCGCCTCGTTGGCCGGTCAATCTACGACATGACCGAGGACTTGCAGGTCATCAAGACCACGCTGATGCGTCAGTATCTGGACAGCGTGTATTCCAGCAGCATGCCGCGCGTTGCCGCTGTCGAGGGTCAGGTGAACCTCGATGATCTGCTTTCGGCATCTCCGGGCGGTGTGATCCGCGTTAGACAGCCGGGCATGTTGCAGTCGATTTCTGGCGCACCAGTGGGCGGTGAAATACGGCCCCTTATGGACTATGTTGACAGCATCAAAGAGAACCGCACGGGCATCTCAGCGGCATCGCAGGGTCTTTCTCCTGACGCCCTACAGTCAACCACCGCATCCGCTGTTGCCGCCACGGTTCGAGGCGCTCAGGTCAAGATGGAGAGCATCGCCCGCACATTTGCTGAGACGGGTATGAAGAGTTTGTTCAAGGGTATTTTGCACCTTCTGACCAAGTACGACAACAAGCCGCGCACCATCCGCCTTCGCAATAACTTTGTGCCTATCAACCCGGCGGAGTGGGACAGCGAGTTTGACGTTGTCGTGCAGGTCGGGCTTGGCACGACTGACGATGAAACAAAGATTGCGTTCCTGACACAGATCGCGGCGAAGCAAGAGCAGATCATGATGCAGCTTGGGCCGAGCAACCCGATTGTCACGATGGCGCAGTATGTCAGTACGTTGCGCTCGATTGCGGAGATTGGCGGCTTTAAGGATGCCGACCAATTCTTTAGTTCGCCTGAGATGATCCAGCAGCAGATGGCGATGCAGCAGCAGCAGCCACCTCAGCCTGACCCAGAGGTGATGAAGGCGCAGCAGGACATGCAGATTGCCCAGCAGAAGCTGGCAATGGACATCGAGTTGCAGCGCGAAAAGATGAACGCTGAGATCGCTCTAAAGCGTGAAGAAATGCAGCTAAACGCTGAACTGCGCCGACAGGAGTTGCAGGCTGAGGCGGAGTTGCGTGTCGCCAAGGCGGTGACAGACGCGCAGATATCAACCAACTTGCCGAGGGTTTAGATATGCCACCAAGAGGTGTAATAGAAGCACAGGGTCGGACGACTGCCGGCGGCGGCAACTTTAGCCAAGGCTCAAGCCGGACATCTGGGGGCGACAGGCCAAGCGATAATCAGCAGCGCGGCATGAGTCCAGCCGAGTCCGCCGCCAGATATGGCACTCAGGCTTTTGCCGGGATGGCCCCTCAGCAGGCTCAGAACATTATCAATATGGGCGGCGGCAGTGGTGGCGCACCGGGCGCACCCGGCGCCCCTGAGATGTACCGGCAGGCTGCGGCGACAGCCCAGCAGGCTCAGGCTCCCTTTGTCGCGCAGCAGCAGAGCCTGCTGAGAAACTACCTGTCAGATGTTCAGGACCGGCTGGCTGGCCCTAAGTTGCCCGGCTTCCTTGGCGGAATGTCGTCTCTTAATCTAAGAAATCTGGCCGGCGCACTTGGCGAGTTTGGCGAAATGCAGCCGTTTGACGCTGCCAACGCTATGCGGGGCCGAATTGTCACAAACGATCTCGGTCAGGTAATCGGCGTCTATGACGAGCGCGGCATCCTGACAGGCCAAGACCCTGAGCGCGAGGCTGCAATGCGCCGCGCCCAGCTAGGCGAGGGCGGTCAGCAACAAATCGTTGCGCCGTCACCTGACACCGGCCAATGCCCAGACGGATATATATTTGACGAGGACTTGCAGGCTTGCCGTTTAGACACTGGCGCCATCCAGCCAGCAGACTACACCGCGCCCCAAACCTATGGGATGATGGGCCTGCTTGACACTGCCCCCACCGGGCTGCTTGAGTTTGGCCAGCGCTTTGGCCTGCCGCCGGTAGACTTCTCTGCGGCCAACCAAGCATTCCGCCGCGCAAGCGGGACTGTGCGCCAGTATCCGGGTTACACACTGTTATAATAAGGATAAGAACGTGAATGAGGGACAGGCTAGAGAAAAGATTGAGCGATCTGCAAAGGCAGAGGCGCTACTACGCAATGAGATTTTGCAGGACGGCTTCGCTCACTTGGAGCAACAATTTATCGCGGCTTGGCGTGGCTCGGCAATGGCTGACACAGAGAGCCGGGAACGCCTATACCAACTTTTGCAAAACTTGGATGCCCTAAAGGGCTACTTCCAAAGTGTAATAGAGGATGGTAAATTGGCGAAACTGCACCTTGACGAAGTCAAGAGGCAATCCGATTTTAACAATAGACAGAGGTAATTTTCATGTCCGATAACTCGACAGAGACCGGCGAAATTTCAGTATCAGACGCATTAAGCCTTCTAAGCACCCCACCAGTGGACAATGCAGCGGAAGAGCAGCCAGAGGCGGCAGCGCCTCAACCGCAAGAGACAGAGACGCTCGAAGCATCAGAGGACACGGCGCAAGCTCCCGAAGATGACTACGATGACGAGGACGTTGATGACGGCGAAGATGCCTACGAAGAGGATGACGAGGACGAAGGCGAAGAGGAACAGCTATACACCGTCAAGATTGACGGTGAGGAGCATGCTGTCACCCTTGACGAGCTTCAAAATGGTTACTCTCGGCAGCAGGCATTCACAAAGCGCTCTATGGAGCTTGCAGAGCAACGCAAAGCCTTTGAGGCGGAGCAGGCTCAGACGCAGGCACTGAGAGACGCATACAAGCAGCAACTTGATATGTTGCAAAGTCAAATCCAGCAGACAACTCAGCAAGAGCCTGACTGGAGAGCATTGGCCGAAACAATGACGGAGCGCGATCTGTTCCTCGCCAAAGCCGAATGGGATCAGCAGAAAGAGTATTCCAAGCAGGTCGAGGCAGAGCAGCAGCGCATATCCGCCGAGCAAGCCCAAGAGCAGCAAGCCCACATGCAGCAGCATCTGGCAACGCAGCGCGAGGACATGCTCAGTCGGATACCGGCTTGGCAGAACGAAGAGACCCGCAATGCCGAGAGGCAAGAGGTTATCAAGTACGCCCAGCGGCGGATCGGGTTTAGTGAGGAGGAGATTGCCAACGCATCTGATGCGCGCGCCATCGAACTGCTCTACAAGGCGTGGCAATGGGACAACCTTCAAGAGAAGAAACCCACGGCCAAGAAGCGCACCCGCAAAGCCCCAAGAATGGCCAAGGCAGGCAAGCCAACAACCAAGAGGCAGGCTGCATCCAAGCAACGGCAGCAATCGTTTGAGCGCCTCAGTAAAGAGGGCAGCGTTGATGCCGCAGTCAACTACTTAATGGGCAGATGACCCAGAAGGAACCAAGATCATGACTACATTCGCAACAGCGGCAGCAGTAGGTGAGCGCGAGCAGCTTGCTGATGTCATTTACCGCATCGACCCTGCGGAAACACCTTTCTTCTCAAACGTGAAGAAAGAGACATCAAACGGTATCTTTACCGAGTGGCAGACACAGGAACTCGCCAGTGCCGCTACTAACAACCACGTCAATGAAGGCGCGGCGATTTCTACGGCGGCGGCTACCCCGACTGTGCGTCTGGGCAACTACCACCAGATCAGTGTCAAGTCGTTTGCCACGAGTGGAACTAAACTGTTCAATGGTTCCCCTGTTCTAAATCAGATTGCTATCTGACTGGTTCAGGAAAAAAATTGGGTGAATTGCTGGGAAGCCCGGAGGCGGGTAATCAGCAGCCAAGCGCCAGATGGAAGCGAAAGCTGAGGGCTGGTGAAGGTTCAACGACTAGGCGGTGACGAAAGAATAATCTGCCCACGAGCGCCCAACACGAAAGTGAAGATATAGTCTGATCTACGGTATAACCTGACCACAAGCCGTAGAAGTTGGTCATAAACAGGCCAGCGGTAACAAAAAATGCTTGATGCAGTTGATACGGCCGGACGAGAACGTGAGCACAACTACCAGAAGGTGCTTAAGGCGCTTGAGCTTCGCCGCGACATCGAGAAGAGCATCACGGACACTAACGTGGCCCGCTCTGGCTCTGAGCCACGCAAGTCAGCTTCACTGATGACTTGGATCACCAACGGTTCTGTTGGTGCAGGTTCAGGCGCGTTCTCAGCCGGTACAGGCACAGACACGGTGGTTGACGGAGATGACCGTGCGTTGACGCTCGCGTTGATTGAGGACGGCATGCAGGATGCGTGGACAGACGGCGGAAACCCATCAATGATGCTGGCTTCTGCTACCAACCGCGCAAACTTCTCTGACCTGTCAGCGACAGGAAACCTCGTTTCCAATGACGTGAACATGACAGCAGCCAAGGAAGTCTCCTATGTGGGTTCAACTTCAATTTTCTTAACGGATTTCGGCAGCGTTTCTGCGACCCCGTCTCGGTTTATGTCCAACGACAAGATGTTTCTCCTCGACCCTGAGTTTGCATCACTCTGCACACTCAACGGTCGTAACTTCCAAGAGAAGGATATGGGCGACACAGGTGACTCACAGGCCACGATGCTCATTACTGAGTGGTCATTGAAGGTTCTGGCACCGAAGGCCCACAGT